CCGATGACTTACTGGACAGACATCGACCAAGTTCTAACGGCGATAGAGATATTAAAGGAGCGTAGCGGTGGCAGATGAGTTACCAATCAGTTACGACAAACGCGAGCTCCGCTCCATCATTACTGCTTTTAAGGCAATGGATGACGAGGCCGTTAGCCAAGCTAAACAAGAATCTAGCGCGTTGGCTACTTATGCAGCAAACGAAATTAAAGCCTATGGACTTACTAGAACCTTTGGCCAAGAAGCAGTCCGCAGAATCACCACAGGCGTCAAAGTATCGGCCAGTTCCAAAATCGGTGAATTCTCTTACGGCTTCGCAAGTCAGCGCTTTTCTGGTGGCGGTAGCACAAAAGAACTCTGGGCAGGTTATGAATTTGGATCTAATCGCTATCGTCAGTTCCCAAGAAGAACACCGAGTAAAGGTCGCGGAAACGCTGGCTACTTTATCTACCCAACCCTTCGTAAGATTCAGCCTGAATTGATTAAGAAATGGCAAGAAGCATTTTCCAAGATATTGAAAGAGTGGGATAAGTAATGGCTGGCAGTAGAACACTTAAACTTTCGATTCTTGCTGATGTCGATGATCTAAAAAAGAAGCTTGATACTGGCTCCAAAGAGGTTGAAGGCTTTGGCGGCAAGATGGAGAAATTTGGCAAAGTCGCAGCGGCCGCCTTTGCAGCAGCAGCGGCAGCAGCAGCGGCCTATGCAGTCAAGTTAGCCGTTGATGGCGTTAAGGCAGCTATTGAAGATGAAGCTGCTCAGGCCAGATTAGCCAAGGCTTTACAGAATGTAACAGGAGCAACTGAGAAGCAAATTGCAGCAGTTGAAGAGCAAATCTTAAAAACTTCTTTGGCTACTGGTGTTGCTGATGATCAACTTCGCCCAGCCTTACAAAGACTAGCGGTAGCTACTGGAGATGTTACAAAATCCCAAGATTTATTAAACTTAGCCTTGGACATAAGCGCAGCGACAGGCAAAAGCGTTGAGGCGGTATCTAATGCGTTGGGCAAAGCTTATGAAGGCAATACTTCAGCTCTAGGGCGTTTAGGTGTCGGTCTAAGTTCAGCTGAAATTAAAACTCTAGGATTAGAAGGCACAGTAAAGCAACTAGCAGAAACCTTTGGTGGAGCAGCAACAGTTCAAGCCAATACCTTTGAGGGCCAAATTCAAAGGCTTAGGGTGGGCTTTGATGAAGCCAAAGAATCAGTAGGAGCTGCTTTATTGCCGACTCTGCAAAAGCTTTTAGATTATTTTATCAATACAGTAATTCCTAAGTTTATAGAATTTAAAGATGCAGCACTTCAGCCAGTTACCGATGCAATTGCTCGCAACAAAGATTCTTTGACTACGCTTTATAACTTTATTAAAGATTTTGTAGTTCCAGTCTTGATCAATAATCTTGGTTCAGCACTTAGCTTTATTGGCAAAGTGGCAGGTGGGGTTTTAGATGTTATCGGCTTTGTAGTTAATGCAATCAAGAGTGCAGTTAATTTTGCTATTGATGCTATAAATAGTTTAATTCGAGCTTATAATGCAATTCCACTTTTACCAAATATTCCAACGATTACAAAACCATCGATTAGCGGCCCTAGTGTCAGTGGTGGTTCTACAGGCGGCGGTTTTACTGGTGGTGGCGTTACAGGTGGAGGAAAGGTAACACCACCACCCCCACCACCACCCCCACCACCACCCCCAGTCGTTACAGGAACAATGCCAACTTTCCCATCTGGATTAAATCCAACTGGCGGCCCTATTCCATCGAATTTTGATGTATCAAGGGTTAGAGCTGGAGAAGAGCGCGGAAATGTTATTGTTAATGTAAATGCTCCATCGGCTATTGATGAAGAAGGATTTACCAGAGCAGTTATCTTGGCGCTAAATAACTCCACCAATCGCGGAACTACTGGCGCTGGAGATCTAAGGACTTCGGCCCAAATCCTATGACCCTTTGGACTCCCGATTGGCGAATCAAAGTCAATGGCACAGAACTAACCTCAGTTACTCTTAGCAATCTAACTATTACCTCTGGCCGTCAAGATATTAACTCACCAACTCCTGCTGGGTATTGCTCGCTTGAGGTTATAAATACCGATGGCACTAACTATTCATTCACAATTAATACCTCAGTTACAGTTGAGATTAAGGACACAAGCGGAAATTATGTGCCTCTATTTGGCGGTAGAATCTCAGATCTTCGCCAAGTAGTAAGAAGCGCTGGATCGAATGCAGTAATCACTAGTCTTCGCATTACTGCTATTGGAACCCTTTCAAAATTGCAAAGAGCTATTTTTGACGGAAATTTGGCTCAAGGTTTAGACGGGGCTCAAATTACCGACTTGCTAGATGATTTGCTTTTAGGCTCTTGGAATGAAGTTCCACCAGCAGAAACTTGGGCAACCTATGATGCCACCGAAACTTGGCCTGAAGCTCTAAACATTGGGCTAGGTGAAATTGATGCTGGGGAATATACGATGGTCAGCCGACAAATTACAGATAGCTTAATTGGCCCAATAGCCAACTCAATCGCTAATTCAGCTTTGGGTTATCTCTATGAAGATGCCAATGGTCTTATCGGTTATGCAGACAAAAGCCATCGTCAAGACTATTTAGCTGCCAATGGCTACACAGACTTAGACGCTTCTCACGCCATCGCTTCTGGTATTGGCGTTATCCAGCGTCAAGGAGATTTAGCCAATAAAATTATTATGGATTACGGCAACAATTTTAATAGCTCCTATACTGCTCAGGACACAACTTCTCAATCAACCTTCGGCCTATTTGCCGAGCAATTTAATAGTTATTTAAAAAACGCTGCCGATGTAGAGGATGTGGCAGATCGCCTGATTCAGCTTCGGGCTTACCCTAGAGATACCTTCCAATCCATTACTTTCCCACTTCAGTCCCCTGAAATCGATAATGCCGATAGAAATGCCCTTTTAAATATATTTATGGGTATGCCAGTCAGGATTACCAATCTGCCCCTTAATATCTTAGGTGGCGAATTTACTGGCTTTGTCGAAGGCTGGACTTTTAATGCATCAGTCTCGGGCCTATCAATTACCTTCTTGGCTACCCCAACAGAGTTCTCGGCCTTTGCCCAACAATGGGCTCAGGTCAATGCAGCAGAAAGCTGGAATAGTGTGCTCAATACCTTAGAATGGCAAGACGCGATTGGAGTGATTAGTTAATGCCGACAACATCAAACTTCGGCTGGACAACCCCAGCTGATACAGACCTAGTTAAAGATGGCGCTTTAGCCATTAGGACTTTGGGTAATGGGATTGATACTTCGCTAATTGATCTCAAAGGTGGGACAACTGGACAAGTATTATCAAAGGCCACAAATACGGATCTTGATTACACTTGGATTACTCCGAATGTCGGAGATATTACTGAAGTTCAAGCTGGGACTGGTATTTCAGTAGCTTCAGGAACTGGGCCAATCCCAGTAGTAACTAATACAGTTGCAACAACTTTCGATGCTAAAGGTGATTTAGTCGCTGGAACTGGTGCAGATACATTTGCAAAATTAACAGTCGGCGCAAATGATACAGTTTTAACTGCTGATTCAAGCACTGCAACAGGATTAAAATGGGCAGCAAGCGGCATTACATTTGCAAATTACACACCTAGTTATACCAATATCACAATTGGCAATGGAACAGTAGTTGCTAGATATGGACAACAAGGCAAGTTTGTTTTTGTTACTTGGGATTTTATTTTTGGTTCAACTTCTTCAATTGGTAGTGCTTCCAGAGTTTCACTTCCTAAAACTGCTAAAGACACAAGTTATATCGGTTCTATGTATGGCCTAGATTCTGGAACTCTTGAAGTTATAGGTCAAGTAGCTTTGGCTTCAACAACTTTAATGAAAATAACTGTTCCTTTAAATGGTTCTTATGGAACAACTCAGCCAACTGCCACATTTCCTTGGACTTGGGCAACTAACGACCGAATTACTCTATCTATGGTTTATGAGGAAGCATAAAAATGACTAAGGAACAATTAATAGCACAATGCAAAAGTGAAAATCCAGTAATACTACAAACCATAAATGGTGAAGAAATTGAACTTACTGGCAAAGATTATGAAGATGCTTGCCTAAAGTGGGCAGAGATGCGTTTAGAGCAAATTTCTTATGAACAAGGGCTAATTCAAGCAGAATCCAAGAAAGCAACAGTCCAAGCCAAACTTGCAGCTTTAGGTTTAGATACCGATGATCTAAAGGCGCTTGGCCTCTAGGCTGGAACAATCTATAAAGATTATGGCCAAACTATGCGCAGCAGGTATTCAGCTTCGGGAGCAAATCGATGACGATTATCCTGATAGGGATCGTAAGTCTGACGGCTGGATTGCTGACGCTAGGCATCTTGCAAAAGGCACTTCTGACCATATACCAGACGCTAAGTCAGGAATCGTTAGAGCTTTAGATATTGATGCTGATTTATCAGCTCACAAAGAAGAGGCTTACGCGTTAGTTGAAAAGATTCGCAAGTTAGCCAAGAAAGGCGATAAGCGAATCAAATACATAATCTACGATGGAAAGATTATGAGTCCGATACTGGGATGGAAGCGCAGAACTTATAAAGGCGCTAATCCTCACCGGTCGCATTTCCACATTTCTTTTACAACTTTGGGAGACAAAGATGGCAGTTATTTTAACCTCGAAGGAGAAGCTAATGAGCGACTTAAAGAAGATGGCAGAGAGTTGGGCAAAGACATTCCTAGCAACGGCATTAGCGACCTATCTAGCAGTCGGCCTAGATGTCGATGCAATTGCCAATGCAGCTCTCGTATCAGTCTTGCCTAGCATCATCAATTGGCTTAATCCTAACTACGAGCGTTACGGCAAAGTCCGTTAATGCCAGCGGCTGACTTGGCCACCTTAGTCGCGTCAGTATTGGGATCTATTGCCCTGCTGATTGCTGGCCTTCGCTACATCATTAAATTGGAGAATATTCCAATAGTGTCGCGCCTTGATAAAATGGAGTCTCAGCTAGAATTGGCCCTAGCGAAAGGGGTCAGAAATGGCAACGCGAAAGCGCGTAAGTAAGAAGCCAGTCAAGCGTCCAAAGAGACGCAGGACTACTAAAGAAACACCGCTAACTAAACTTGATTTCTGGGCTATCGCTGCCAATGAAGTTTATAAAGCTTGTCGCAGAGCTGGGATGGATGAAGGCACTTCGCTGGCTTTCGCTATGGATCGTAGCTCTTATCCTGATTGGATAGTGCCAGCCGATGACCCAATAAAGAAAATTGGTTGGGAAGATGGCGAGGAAGATAACTAATCTACTTTAGAGAGGTTGAGTT